TGCGCAGCCAGCAGGAGAACATTCTCGATCTGCAGCAGTTCAGGCTGGACCTGGGCGACGAGTTCGAGCAAGGCGTTGACGATGCCATCGGCATGACGCCCAAGGACTTCGACAAGGAGGAGCACTGGGGCAAGGTGCTCGAGGCGATTGATGACAACGATCCGAAGCAGCTCGATCTGTTGATCGAGACTGCCAAGATCGACGGCCTTGATCCCAAGTCCAGGCTCGACAAGGACTGGTTCAACACGCACATGCGGATGGCCACCGCACTCGTAAAAGACAGTCAGCTGGGCAACATCAACACCCAGTACCTGAACCTGGGCAGCAACCCGATCATGGCGATCTTTGGGCCGCTGCAGCAGACCTTCTACAACGGCGTCAGGCTCACGCCAATCGGCACCCAGATGAGCCGCAACCGTGTGCTCGATGGCGCCAGCAGCCTGATGGAGGCCTGGCGCATCACTGGGCAGGCTCACAACTACGCCTGGACCACCGTGCGCGCCACGTGGTGGCGTGATTTGCGCCGCGTGTTCCAGGAGGGCGACAGCTTCTACAGCGGCAACCTCGACACCTATGGCAAGCGGCTGCTCAGCAACCAACAGGAGCTGGCCGACATGCAGGCCATTCTCGACATGCCCTATCGCCCCGGCGCGAACTGGGCGATGCAGCTGGGCAACCCGCACAACATGGGGCTGCTGACCAACAAGTTGCAGGCGGCGGCCAGGATCCTCGCCTTCACCAAGCCTGGAGCGTTCAAGGCCACGGAATGGGACAACCGCTTCATGGCGGCCTGGCAGGCCACTGGCCTCGGCAGCAGGGTCGATGCGCGTCAGCAGCTGCGAGTGCAGGACATCGACATGTATCTGCCGTGGAAGCCCGCTTTGCGGGCCATGGCGGGCGTTGACGAGGTGTTTGGGAAGTACCACTACCTGTTCAAGTTGAAGGCCGATCTGGAGGTCAAGGCGCGCATGGAGGGCGCCCAGCTGGGCCTGTTTGACGACCGCAGCCGCGCCGAATGGGTGCAACGCCAGCTGGATGAGGCGGTCTATTCCGCATCACCGAGCGAAAGCGACATCAAGGCCTTCCGCAAGCAGAACGGCCTGAAGGGCAGCGATTTCACCGACCCTGAGATCGCGGCGATGCTGAGCGAACGCAACCTGGCCGGTGCGCCAACGATGGCCACGCCGGAGTCGGTGGATGCCATGAACTACTCGGCGCAGATGCGCTTCCAGGACGCGCCATCCGGCAACCCTGGCGAGGTGCTGGACAGGGCGGCCATGGGTCTGCGCAAGAACTGGATGGTCGATCGCTACCTGTTCCCCTACTGGCGCTCGCCGTTCATGGGGATGCTGTTCGACCACCGCCTGGCGACCTTCGGTGCCATCGACACCCTGAAAATGCTCCATGCCGGCAAGGACGCATCGCCGGAGCTGGTGGCCAGGGCCAAGGCCAGCTGGGTGATGAGCGGCGCGCTGCTCGGTCTGTTCGGCGTGCTGGATGCAGCGGGCCAGGTCGGGGGCGGCACTGACCCTGACCCGGATCGTCGCAACACGCTGTTCGGGATGCGCCTCGGCGGCTTCCCGGTGGCCAACACCCTGTTCCTGTGGAAGGACATCAAGGACGCCGCCATTGGGGCTGGCACCAACGACTACGACGGCAACGAGCTGATGGGCTCCCTGATGAAGCTGCTCACCGCCCAGGTGATGCGGCAGACCGGGGTGCAGCAGCTGCAGCTGCTGGCGGAGGCCATGCTTGACGGCAACCGCAGTGGCGGCGAAAAGCTCCGCACCTTTGTTGGCTTCATGGGCGCCAGCCAGATTCCTGGCGTCGGCCTGATTCGCAACACAGAGCGGGCAGTTGGCATGGACCGCAACAGCTTCTACCGGGACGAGCCGAGCACCGCCGCTGAGCAGTACCGGCTCAACCTGGATGATCCCCTGGCGCAGACCGAGCAGTTCCTGCGCAACTGGCTGATCGACACGCTGCCGCTGGCGGCTGGGATCGCTGGTGCGCCACGCAAAGACCGCGACCACCTCGGCACTCCACGAGGCCACATCAACGGCGTCAACCTGTCGCGGGCGTTCCCGTTTGCATTTCCATCGGTCTGGCCCAAGGGCAAGGTCAACGATGTGGTTTACGCGGAGCTCGATGCCCAGGGCCTGCTTGATCCACCGCGACCGCTGCTGACCCGCAAGCTGGAAGGTGTCGCCATGTCGGACGACCTGCAGGAGCTGTACAACGACATCCACGGAGCCATCAAGGCCGATCCGCAGTATCCGCCAACGGCACGACTGAACCTGGCCGGCAAGAACGCCATGGCTGTGTTTCCGCAAACCACAGAAGCGATTGCGTCGACTGGGCAACGCATCCGCCAATCCGACTCCAGCGGTCGCCTGCCATTGAGCCTGTTGCTGGATCGCGTCACCCGCGGTCACACCAAGAAAGAAGCCTTCTACGCCCTGTTCACCAGCCCTGAATACCAGCAACTGCAGGCCAACCCAGTCACGTCCTCCACCCCGCCTGGCGGGCTGCCGCCAAGCGTTCAGAGGCGCAAGGTGGCGCAGCAGCTGATCCAGCGCATCACCGATTACTACGACCTCCTCACTCAGGACGAACTGGAACGCCGGGCTGCCAGCGGCAATCCGGTGGCACGCGACTGGAGCGAGACAAAGAACCGCCTGGTTGATGCCGTCAACAAGCAGGGCCTACAGGAGCTGCAACAGCTGGCTCCAATCTTGAGCGGCGGCGCAGACCGGGCACAATAAGGTCTGCACCCTTGCAGGCCTGCTGTGCCCTACTCCTACGTGCAGTACCCGGGCAACGGGTCCACCACAAGTTTCACGGTGACATTCCCGTACTTGCTACGGGCGCACGTCAAGCTGTACTACGGGCTGAGCCTGCAGAGTGGTGGCTATACGCAGCTGCTGGTTGATGGCGTCAATTACAACTGGGTCAATAGCACCACAGTCCTCCTTGCAGCGGCGCCCGCTAGCGGCGTAACGCTAACCATCAGGCGCGAGACTCCAACGGACAACAGGCTGGTCGATTGGAATGATGGTAGCGCGCTGACCGCTGACAATTTAGACACGGCCGATCTGCAAAACTTCTACTCCGTACAGGAGCAGAGGGATTACGTGGATGCCTTGTCCATCAATCCAAGCACAAATGTAGCTGATGGCTCCATCACAGCAAACAAGCTTTCCAGTGATGCGGTAACCCTTGCCAAGCTGGTTGACGGCGTGCTCGCGGCAAGCGCAGCTGGCTTGGCCAAAATGGCCGATGGCTTCTTGGCTGCGACCGCTGCAGGCAGGGCCAAAATGAGCGACGGCTACGTCACGACAGACAAGCTCTCAGACAGCGCTGTTACCAGTGCCAAGATTGCAGATGGCGCGATCGCTACGGTCGATCTGGCGGATGCCGCAGTCACCAGTGCCAAGATTGCAGATGCTGCGATCACCAGTGCCAAGATTGCAGATGGCGCGATCGCTACTGCTGATCTGGCGGATGGTGCAGTCACCAGTGCCAAGATTGCAGATGGCACGATTGCAACAGCCGATCTATCAGATGGCGCAGTTACGGCTGCAAAACTTGCCGCTGGTGCAGCGATTCCCGTTGGCGCCGTCTTCCATTTTGCCGCAGGTACAGCGCCTTCAGGCTATCTTAAAGCCAATGGAGATACAATCCCTAATGGTAATGGCACTGTTCAAGGCGTCACCGCCAACTTCTCTGCCCTGTATGCGATTGTTGGATCGACGTATGGGGCAGCCGGCAAGCTTCCCGATCTTCGCGGCGAGTTTGTGCGCGGCTGGGATGACAGTCGTGGAGTGGATTCAGGGCGAGGGATTGGTACGGCACAGGCGGATGAGCTTAAAAGCCATACGCACAGCTTGTACTACATTCCAAATGGCAGTGTGACTGGCAGTGTGTACAGTACGGGCGGAGGCTCATGGCAGTCTGGGAATACAGGTGCGACAGGCGGCACCGAGACTCGCCCGCGCAACGTCGCGCTTTTGGCCTGCATCAAATACTGACCCCTGGCCCAACGCGCGCAAGCCGTTACCCTGCAGGGGTGCAGCACTGCCGCATCAGTGGATCCCGCCTCGATCATCGCTCTGGTGGCCCTGGGCGGCTCCGGCGTAACTGCCTTGTGGAAGATCGCCAACGGCCTTGGCCGCTTTGAGGCTCGCACCACAGTGATCCTGGAAGGGATCAAGGACATGCTGGCCGACCACGAAGACCGCCTACGCGAAATCGAGCGAGCCAACTGATCATGAGCCACCTGCCTGAGTACGTCGCCCTTGCCATCGCCATCCACGGCCTCGCCCTGGCGATCGTGAACCTCACGCCAACGCCCAAGGACAACGAGGCACTGGACACCTACAGCCGGGCGCTGGTGAAGCTCTACCGGGCAGTTGAGATCCTGGCTGGCATCATCGGCCCCCTGGCCAAGCGCTAGCCCGTCATTCTGCAGGGTTGCAGAATAGATGCGTGATTCAGGAGCCTCATGCCGGACATCTTCGGCGCCCAACCTGTATGTGGGCCTAATGGCGGCTCTGTGCCCGTCACGCTGGACGGTGGCAGCGTCACCATCAGCTCGGTCACGGTGCCTACCAATGTCACCGTAGGGAACACCAACGCTGCCCCGGTTCCTGTCGGGGATGCTGGCGGCTCGTTGTCAGTGGATGACGGCGGCGGCTCGATCACGGTTGACGGTCCCCTGACGGATGCGCAGTTGCGGGCATCGGCGTTGCCCGTCTCTGGCCCACTCACGGATACGCAGCTGCGTGCCAGCGCCGTCCCTGTTTCCGGTCCCCTGACAGACACGCAGTTGCGGGCATCGGCGTTGCCTGTCTCTGGCCCACTCACGGATACGCAGCTGCGGGCATCGGCATTGGCCGTTATCGGCACTGTTGCCACGCGCACACCTAATACCACATCTGTGGCCGCGGCAGCAACGAGTTCGCTGCTGTTGGCAAGCAACGCTAACCGCAAGGGGCTGATGGTCAGCAATGTCAGCACAAGCAAGCTGT